ATCCGGCAGCTAGCCAAGCGGTGGACACCAGAGGAGGACCGGGAGTTGTGTGGCCGCGCACGCACCGTGTTTGAGGACCTGGATGAGCAAGAGCATTTCTGATCTGTGCACATGGGCCATCGTCGTTTGGTCCCTCGGTGCACTAGCCAATCAACTCGGCCCCAACATCCCGCAACTTCAAAAGCCCTATGAAAACCGAACCCACTGACACGCAACTGATCCAGCTTTATCGGGATTGGTGGCAGGACAGCTACTGCGTGATGCCCAACGCACAGAACGCAACCATCGCCGCGGCCTTTGCACGCCATGTGTTGGCCACGTACCAGGACAAGGCAGATGACTGATCCACATGCAGTCACACCACCACTTGAACTGGTGAAGGAATGGTGGCGGGATGCCCAGGCATCAAGCGACCCAGAGCTTGTCTACTGGGTCAACGACGTAGCAACCCGTGCTGCACGCTGGGGTGCCAGACAGATGGAGAGCAAGCCCAAATGAGTGACACGCACGCGATGGCAGTGCTGCGCAGCGAGCTGCTGACTGCCATGTACCACGCATTTCCAACTTCGCTTGACCGCACTGCGCTGATGGACAAGTGCAGGAGCAGGTTCCTGACAAGGGATCAGACCTGGTTTGTCGATGCTGTCAATGAACAGCTGGGCATCCTGCAACACGCTGGCCTGGTGCGTACTGCAGCAGGTGGCTTCACGGTCACTGAACGTGGCAGGCAGGACAGGCAGCAGGCAGCACGTTTCCTTAATCAACCACCAAAGGACGCTGTATGAACAGCATCACAGAGTTGTTGACTGAACGCGGCAAGCGGTACGGGGAGTTCTTTGGCCACGCAGAGGTAACGATGCAGCTAAAGAGCGCGATCCGTAGCTTCTGTGCTGACAGGGATCGCAGGCTGAAGTGCGATCAAGAGGAGGCGTTGGACATGATCTGCCACAAAATTGGACGGATCCTGAACGGCGACCCGGATTACGTGGACAGCTGGGACGACATCGCCGGCTACGCCACGCTTGTCGCTGACCGCTTACGTCGCAATGCAAACCCCTTCTGATCCGTTGTGCACCAAGCTGATGAAGGCTTACTGGGAAGACCGGCATGCCTTGATCGACGGCCACCCTCGCATGGCTGCTGTCATGCAAGAGATGGCCGCTGTAATCAGGACCTGGGCACCTGACGAAGGGCAAGCACGCATCTGTCACCTGGCCATCAACGAGGTGGCTGACCGCCTGGTGCGTGAATCCAACCACACCCATTGACCTATGACCTACCAACCGGAATGGCGCCAAGAGGACGAGGCTCGCACAGATCGCCTTGAGCGCCTGTATTTTCTTGACGGACGCAAGCACCTGCCTGCTGGGCACCCACTCAAGGGCACCTACACAGGGCTACACGTCAAGTACCAGGACAGGGGATGGTAAAGCCCATCAAGGAGATCCTGTCCGCCATTGAGTGGGCAAGGGAAGAAACCCTGCCTGTCCTGGGTGAAGGCATCAGCAGGACGTCAGAGCGCGGAGCAAAGCTTTGGTCTGTCGACGTTATGTTCCCGGGCAACCGGGTGATGCGCACCACAATCCTGGCAAAGAACAACAGCCAGGCCCTTAAATTTTCCAAGAACCGCTACCCCAATGCAACCCACTTCAAGTTCAATGGACGAGCTACCCGCTGAGAATGTCTACTTGCTGACAGATGTAGAACCCTGCAAGCAAGATGCCAATGAAAAAGGCCAAGTGTTGTACTACAGCCTATCTGTCGGATGGCATGTTGCTTATTACGCAAGGTCGCACATGCCCGACGTGACCCACTGGACTTACCTCCCAGAATGCCCGCCAGCACAGGAGAGTCCGGCGGAAAGGTTAGACCGATCCTTTGACAAATGGGTCAGCCGGACATTTCCCAAGGCTGAGCCTGCAGCAAGGGCGTTACTGCGCCTGGGCTACGAGGCTGGTTACCAGGCTGACGAATAAGTTTGTACAACTGTACAACTTTTTTCCCCAAGTCCCTTTGTCAACCAGTTATTTTATGGGCACAATATTGCCGTACACGGTAAATGTACAGGCAAGGCACGGGATTATTTGCTGACTAAAAAACTTTGAAACACAAAGAGAGGAGTAATTGCAATGTCAGGCAAAAGGGACGGCATCCGTCAGCGCGGCAACAGCTGGTTGGTGGATGTCCAAGTCAACGGCAAGCGGCGCACAGCCACTTGCCACACCTATGACGAGGCACGGATTAAACGGCTTCAGCTTGAAGCCGATATGCGCAGCGGGGTAGCAAAGCAACAGCAAGCTGACCCTGCCTGCTGGACTTTACGCATGGCACTGAACACCTCAATGGCAGTGCGTTGGACCAACAGCAAGAACGAAACCAAGGCCAAGGCTACGGCTGAGGAGGCGCTTGAGTTCTTTGGCGATGACCGTGGGCTTGACACGATCAAGACCGCTGACGTCGACCAATACGTGGCGCACCTCAAGAACAAGGCAAAGAACGGACCAGCCACCATCAACCGCAAGCTGGCTGCGCTGTCTGCCCTGTTCACCGACGCAATGGAACGGGAGGGGTGCACCAGGCGCCCTCGCATCATCCGCCAGCCGGAGCCAACGCACCGCATCCGCTACCTGGCAGTCGACGAGGAGATGATGGCGCTGTCCCTGCTGCAGCAGTGGCAGCAAACCACCATCAAGGAGACAGTCATCACCCTGATCGACACCGGCATGCGGGTTGGTGAGCTGCTCAAGCTGTCAGTGCGGGATGTTGACCTGAATGAGAACATCATCAGCATCTGGCAGAACAAGGGCGACCTGCCCCGCTCTGTCCCCATGACTGATCGTGTTCGGCAGATCATTGAGGCACGCTGCGAACGCAGCCGTGGCTTGGTGTTCTTTGATTTAAACCGAGAGGTGCTGCGGTACTACTGGGATCGCGTGCGTTCAGCGATGGACTTGGACGACGACGATCAGTTTGTGCCGCACGCCTTACGTCACACCTGTGCAACCAGGCTGGTGCAGGCAGGCGTCAGCCTGTTTGTGGTGCAAAAGCTGCTGGGCCACAGCACCATCACCGTCACTCAAAAGTACGCACACCTTGCGCAGTCCAACCTGCGGGAAGCCATTGACGTACTACAAGGGAAAGTGGTCCCCGCCTCGCAACCTGTTGCGGAGGTTCGCAACATTGTTGCGGAGCTGGAAGCAAGCAAAAGGCATGCCACATCCGTAAATGCTTGATTTGTTTGGTGCCCGGGGCGGGAGTCGAACCCGCATGGCATATGCCTAGGGATTTTAAGACGGACTTGATCCCTGCCCCCGGCGCTGAACGCAACTCCATGAAACACAAAGACAATGGATGCGTTGCAGCACCAGGTTTCTCAGTCCCAGCCACCCATTTGTTGCAGGACTAACGCCGATCAGCTGGCCCTTGAAGCTGAGATGTTTCAGCTGGGGGCTGACCGGCAGGAGCTGATCACCAACATGCGGCGTGCTGCCCGCATGGAGTCCCTTTCCAAGTACGGGGAGGTGCTCACGGTGGTAGGCATCGACAAGGTGGTAGGCGTCTTGGCCCACCACCGACGCCAGCTAGAGCGTGGCAAGGCAGGTCGCACCTACGCCTACCTCAACCCCTTGCGGCAGATCACCCCCAAGCGGGCAGCCGCAGTAGGTGTGCGGGTAGTGCTGGATCAGATCACCCACACCACCAAGCTGCATGCCCTGGCCTACCACCTGGCCGACATGCTGTGGATGGAGACCATGCTGGCCCGGGCTACCACCTGGGAGCGCAAGAACCACAGCCGGGTGCGTGGTCGCTTCGACTGCAAGCAGGCGGATGTACGCCGCATGCAAAACACCGAGGCATGGACACCGCAAGAACGCCTGTCGGTAGGCGTGTTCCTGATCCAGCTGGTGGCCCAACACACTGGCCTTATCGAAGTGTTCCTGGATGCAGCGGCTGGCCGCAAGACCCGCTGTGTCCGGGCCACCCCGGCTTGCATGGATTGGATACGACAGGCAGAGGAAAAGCAGAAGGAGCTGTGCCCCTTCTCGTTGCCCATGGTGGTGCCACCTCGGGACTGGCTGAACCCCTACGAGGGCGGCTACTTCACCGAGGTGCCATTTAACACCCTGCTAAAGAGCGGTAACGAGGACGCCGCGGCCCATTGCACAGGCAACGAGGCCTTTGTCGTAGCTGCCAACCACCAGCAGACCGTCGCCTACAAGATCAACGGGTGGATGTTGGATCAGGTGCAGCATGCTTGGGACAAGAGCCTGGACATTGGCTGCCTGATGCCACGGGAGGGATACCAGATCCCGCCCTACCCCAAGCACCTGCCAGAGGACCACCCCGACGTCACGGCGTGGCGGTTCAACGCCCGGCAGATCCACGAGCAGAATGACCGCAGCCGTAACCGCCGCATCGTCACGGCTAAGCAGCTGTGGATTGCACGGCGGTTTCGCAACGAACCAGCCATGTACTTCCCCATGCAGCTGGACTTCAGGGGCAGGTACTACTACCGGCCACCGTTCATCAACCCCCAAGGCAACGACATCGCCCGCAGCCTGTTGTTATTTGCCAACGGCAAGCCCATTGAGAGCGAGGCCCAGGCTGATTGGCTACGGGTGCATGGGGCCAACGCCTTTGGACACAGCAAGCTGACCTGGCAAGCCCGGCTGGACTGGGTGCATCAGCACCGCCAGCAGATTGAAAGCACAGGCTGTGACCCCTGGGCCATGGCTGACTGGTGGACTAAGGCATCAGACCCGTGGCAGTTCCTTGCCTTTTGCCGGGAGTACCAGCAGTTCCAAGCCCATGGCCTGGGCTACGTCGGACACCTGCCGGTGGTACTGGACTGCACCTGCTCTGGCATACAGCACTACGCCGCCCTGCTCCGCAGCGATGCAATGGCGCCGATGGTCAACTTGATGCCCAGCGATGCACCGCAAGACATCTACACCGCTGTGCTGGCACGAGTGCTGGAGATCCTCCGCAACGACGCTGCAGCTGGCGACCTGCATGCACAGGGCTGGTTGCAGCTACAGCCTGACCGCACGCTGGCCAAGCCCATTGTGATGACCCTGCCCTACTCGGCCACCAGGCAGGCGGTGTTCCACTTTTGCCAGGCCTGGTCCCTTGAGCGGACCCTTGAGCTGTACGGCAGTGACGGTTGGCGGTTTAAGAAAGGTGCCATTGCAGCCATGCACTACATGGCCACGATCCTGTACCGGGAAACCAGCCACCTGATTGCTCCTGCCAAGGAAGCCATGACTTGGCTTAAGCGCCTGGGAAAGATGGCTGGTGACGCCAACATCGACCTGCACTGGACGTCGCCATCAGGGCTGCGTGTCGGCCACCGCTACATGGACTACACCGGTACCCGCATCAGGCTGTATCACCTGAGTTCTGTGCCGATGGACTTGCTCACGCACCACATCCCAAAGGGATTGAACTCCAAGCGGATGGGTAACGGGCTTAGTCCCAACGTGATTCACTCTTTAGACGCTAGCCACATGGCGTTCGCCACCATCGACGCCTTTGCCCACGGTGTCCGCAACCTAGGAGGCATCCATGACTGCTTCGCAACGAGCCCCGCCGAGATGGACACTGTGCGCAACTGCGTCCGCAACTCCTTTGCTGACTTGTACAGCAAGGATTGGTTCACCCTGATCACAGATGAACTTCTGCATCAGCTGCCAACGGCGCTAAAACAGAAACTGCCAGCCCGCCCCAAGCTGGGCGAGCTGGACGTCAACCACGTCCGCAACGCCAATTACTTCATCACATGAGCAACTTCAATTTCATTGACAAAATCCGCGTCACTACTCCGGTCTGCAAGTTCCAATACCCAAAGCTGATCGAACCCGAAACCAAGTTCAACCCTGAAGGTGCGTACAAGATCACTGGTCTGATCGACGCACCTGACGCTGAAGCTTTGGCTACTCAGCTGGACGAGCTGCTGGTGCGCCACAAGGAATCGCTGAAGGCGCAAGCACCAACGCAAAAGTTCAAGCTGGCTGACTTGCCCTATGGGTTTGAGGACATCGACGGCAAGCCCTACTTCGTAGTCAAGTCGAAGATGAAAGCCAAGGGCATTGACCGTGACGGTCGCGCTTGGTCCGCAGCGCCTGCTTTGTTTGACGCCAAGGGTGGTGCCATCAGGGACCGCGAAGGCTTGAAGAACATGTGGTCCGGCACCCTGGGCCGCATCTCTTTTGACGCCTGCCCGTTTTACCAATCAGCCATTGGCGCTGGCATCACGCTCAGACTGCGGGCCGTACAGATCATTGACCTTGTGGAGGGTGGCGGCAGTGCCGAGAGCTTCGGGTTTGCAGAGCAAAGTGGCTGGACCCCAACGGCGGCGGGGGAGAAAGTCCCCTGGGATTCAGCCACCAGCATCCCCGCAGACGAGGCGGACTTCTAAGTACCGCAGCAAATTTGAAGCAGCTGTAGCTGCGTCACTAAACAAGCGGGGCCTGCAGTTCAACTACGAAAAGCAGGCCCTGCCCTACAGGATTGAGGCCACCTACACCCCAGACTTTTGCTTGCCAAACGGGGTACTGGTCGAAACCAAAGGGCACTTCCCTAATGAAGATCGCCGCAAGATGCTCGCCGTCAAGGCGCAGTACCCGGAGCTGGACATCCGCCTGTGTTTCCAAAACCCATGCGTGAAATTGTCCCGTGCTCCTCGGGCGCTGACCTACTGGCAGTGGGCAGAGCGGCATGGGTTCCTTTGGTGCGAAGGCCATATACCCACCACCTGGTACAGCAATGCCGTCCAAGTTCCTGAAACATGAGCCCTGCCCGCAGTGCAACAGCAAAGACAACTTTGCTCGGTACGACGACGGCCACGGCCATTGCTTTGGCTGCGGCTACCAGGAACAACCACGCAAAGACCAGCCACCACCACGCATCAAGCCAATGGCGCCACCGCCAACACCACTGCTTGAGTTCCTGACGCACCGGCCCCTTGAAAAACGGGGCATAAGCCTTGAGACCTGCAAGCTGTTCAACTACGGCTACTCACAGCACCAGGGCACCACCGTCCAGGTAGCTGAGTACCGCAACCAGAAGGGTGGCGTTGCTGCGCAGCACCTGCGCTACCCCGACAAGAAGTTCAGGTGGCTGGGTGACTGCAGCAACATGCAGCTGTGGGGCCAGCACCTGTGGCGCCAAGGCCACGGCGGTGGCAGCGGCTTGTTTGTCACCGTCACCGAAGGCGAGATCGACTGCATGTCGGTCAGCCAATGCCAAGGCAATAAGTACCCAGTCGTATCCCTGCCGAACGGTGCGCAGTCAGCCAAGAAGTACCTGGCTTCTAACGCCGCATGGCTGTCGCAGTTTAGCCGCATCGTGCTGTGCTTTGACAACGACGAGCCAGGTCGCCAAGCCGCAGAGGATGCATTGACCGTGCTGCCCCTTGGCAAGGTGGCGATCTGCCATCTGCCTAGGAAGGACGCCAATGAAATGCTGCAGGCAGGTGAAGGAGACAAGCTCCGTGACCTGCTGTGGAAGGCCACACCGTCTAGGCCTGATGGCATCGTCAACGCCAACGAGCTGTGGGAGGAGCTGATCCGCCCGGGCAGTGCAGCGGTGTGCAACTACCCCTGGCCACAGCTGGACCGCATGTGCCACGGGTTTCGTAAAGGCGAGATGGTGACGCTGACTGCCGGATCCGGGATTGGCAAGTCATCTATCTGCAGGCACATCGCCCACCACTTTTTGCGCAACGGCATGAAGGTGGGGTACATCGCCCTTGAGGAGTCAATCCAACGCACCATGCAAGGGATTGTTGGCGTTGAGCTGGGCAAGCCAATCCACCTTGACCCCTCCCTTGCCACCGAGGAAGAGATCCGTGATGGCTTTGACCGGGTGTTCGGCACAGGCCGGTGCTTTTTGTACGACCACTTCGGGTCCATGGATCCAGAGCACCTGATCAATAAGATCCGCTACCTGGCTGACGGTGAAGGTGCCGACATGGTGGTGCTTGACCACCTCACCATCGTGATCAGTGGGCTTGCTGACCTAGACGAACGCCGTGCCATCGACGTGACCTGCACCAAGCTGCGTCAACTAGTAGAGCAGACCGGTGTTGGGTTGATCCTGGTGTCCCACCTCAAGCGCCCGGAAGGCCGCGGCCACGAAGAAGGTGCGCAGACTTCCCTGTCTCAGCTACGTGGCAGCCACGCCATAGCCCAGCTCAGTGACCTAGTAGTAGGCGCCGAAAGGAATCAGCAGGGCGATGCAGCAGAGCGCAACGAGCTGCAGCTGCGTGTCCTTAAAAACCGGTTCAGCGGTCAAACCGGCCTGGTTGACAAGCTGTTGTACGACCAGGACACCGGTCGCCTCATTGTTCCTATGTCTGCTTACTTCGGCACATGATCTGCCCTGAGTGCTCATCCCTGGTTTATCGCACGGTGTTCACCCGGCAGGTTGAAGCCGACAAGGTGATGCGTCGCAGGAAGTGCACGGTCTGTGGCCATGGCTGGTACACGGTGGAGGTGGTCCTCCCGCCTGACGCTGTGGTGCACTGCCGTGAGCCTGATGGCACGCGCAGCCTGCGCCTAGCCAAAGACCACCGCAACATTCTTTTCCAATGACCCTCCTTATTGACGCCGACTGGCTGGTTCATGCCGCGTGCTCCGCGTGCGAGTGCGACACCCGCTGGGATGAATGGATCAACACCCTGCATCTTGAGCAGGCTGACGTAAAGGATTACATCTCGATGAAGCTGGCCTACTGGCGAGACGTCACTGAGGACAACGACATCGTGATGTGCTTTTCCGACTACCCAACCTTTCGCCACGAGATCAACGACGCGTACAAGGCCAACCGCATTGGCAAGCGCAAGCCCCTAGGGATGCGGGAGATACGCCACTGGACGCAAGACAACTACGAAAGCAAAACCATACGGGGCCTGGAGGCTGACGACCTGCTGGGCCTGTTTGCAACAGGTGCCACGTACAAGAACCCGATCATCGTGTCCATCGACAAGGACATGCGCACGGTCCCTTGCGAACTGCTAGCCAAAGACGAGGTAGAGACTGTCACCAAAGCGCAGGCTGACCGAGCGTGGATGTTGCAGGTGTTGACTGGTGACTCGTCAGACAACTACTCCGGCCTCAAGGGGGTAGGCCCAGTCAGTGCAGCCAAGATCTTGGGTGACACCGACAGCTTGCCTGAGATGTGGGAGAGAGTGGTGGCCGCCTACCGCAAAGCAGGCCATACGTTTCAAGATGCACTGTTCAACGCACGTATGGCCAGAATCCTGCGGTACGGCGACTATGACTTCAGCTCTGGCACTGTTCAACTGTGGGAACCGGATTGCGACCCTGCAATGAAAACCAATGAATGACGACCTCTTTCCGCCCATCGACGAGGCCTTGGTAAATAAATTGGAAGAGCTTTACCCTGAGAAATGCCCAGAGATCACGGCATCAGACAGAGAAATCTGGCTGTATGCCGGATCACGCATGGTGGTTCGCATGCTGCGAGCCGTTTATCTTGAACAACAAATGGAGGACTGACTCATGTGCGGTGGTGGTAACGCGGCTGAACACGCTGCTGCTGAAAACCAGAGGCGGCAAGACCAGATGAACCGTGACATGCAGGCTGCTGCTGAAAGGCAAGCTGCAGCGCAGCAAGCTGCTATGGAAAAAATGATGGCTGACCAGCGTGCTGCCCAGGATGCAGCTCGTGCAACCTACGAAAAGCAAGCTGCAGCCCAGCAGGCGGCGCAAGCAGCAGCCATGAAACAGCAGCAGGACGCTGCTGCTAAACAGCAAGCTGAGTTCCGTGCTGCACAAGCAGCTGCTGCTGCTCAGCAACAGGCAGAGATGGAGCGGGCTCGGGCTGAAGCTGCCGCTCGCGCTGCAGAGCAGAAGCGAATTGCCGAAGCACCTCCGGCCCCTGCCCCTAACCCCAGCGCCACTGACGCTAAGCCCTCCCTTGATATAACGCCAATGTTGCGGACCATGGGGCGTGGCCGTCGCAAATACCGCACTGACGCAATGGGTATGGCCGGCGGTGGCGGTACATCTTTGTCCATCCCAGGCATCCGATAGTCAGTGGAACTAAATCTCACTGCCAGCGTTGACCGGCAAGCCAAGCCTTATTACGAGGAGGGCAGCTCCGGCAAAGCAGCGGCCAAGTACGGCCAGCTGTCGTCAGATCGCAATGCCTTTTTGCAGCGGGCTAGGGACGCCAGCAAGGTGACCATCCCAGGCTTGATTCCTGAAGCTGGTGCCAGTGAGAAAGGCGCCTTGCGCACCCCGTACCAATCCCTTGGCGCCCGCGGGGTGAACTACCTGGCCAGCAAGCTGCTGATCACGCTGTTCCCACCCAATAGCTCCTTCTTCAAATTGGAGGTGGACGACCTTGCTCTGCGTGTCACTGAGCAAGGGCCTGAGGTGAAGTCCGAGTTGGATGCTGCCTTAGTCAAGGTTGAGCACGCGGTGATGTCGGTGCTTGAGACTGCCAACGGCAGGGCCTCAATGCACGAAGCCTTCAAGCACCTGCTGGTAGGCGGCAACGTGCTGCTGTACGTGGATGTCGACGGCATCAAGGTCATCCACTTCAACCGCTACTGCGTGGTGCGTGACCCCATGGGCACGGTGGCAAAGATCTTGGTGGAAGAGGAGGTCTACCCCGAGGTCCTGCCCGAAGAGTTTTACGAGCAGGTCTCTGCTGCCTCCGAAAACGACTACGAGAAAGAGACCGGCTCTGGGCAGAAATCAGTCAAGCTCTACACCTGCGTTGAGTTCTTGCACGGCAAATGCCATTGGTATCAAGAGGCCATGGGGCATGAGATACCTGGCACCCATGGTCAATGCGACGCAGACGTATCGCCCTGGATCCCCTTGCGCTGGGGGCGGATTGATGGCGAAGAATATGGCCGCGGTTACGTTGAGGAGTATTACGGCGATCTGACTGCACTTGAGAGCCTGTACCGGGCCATGCTTGAGGGGTCTGCTGCTGCTGCCAAGATCCTGTTCCTGGTCAATCCCAACGGCACAACCAGGCCACGCACCCTGCAGAACGCACCCAACGGAGCCATCGTTCAGGGCAATGCCACTGACGTCACAGTGATCCAGTCCCAAAAGGGGCAGGACTTCAACATCGTGATGCAGATGATCCAGCGGATTGAAGAGCGCCTGCAGTATGCCTTTCTGCTGAACACTGCCATCCAGCGCCCAGGCGAAAGGGTGACCGCGGAAGAGATCCGCTTTATGTCACAGGAGCTTGATGCTGGTATCTCTGGCCTGTACTCCATCCTGACGCAGGAGCTGCAGCTGCCCTTAGTGCGCAGGTTGATGCACCTGATGCGCAAGCAGCGCAAGCTTGCCCCCTTCCCCAAAGTCAACGGCAAGTCTGTGGTCAGCCCTAAACCGGTTACTGGCCTGGAAGCCATTGGCCGCGGCGATGACCGCAACAAGCTGGTTGACTTCCTCAGCATCGTGCAACAGGCATTGGGCGCTGAGGCCATGGCCCGACACATCAACGTCTCTGAGGCCTTGATGCGCTTGGCTGCATCGGAATCCATCGACACCACCAACCTGGTCAAAACAGCTGACGAGTTGGCTGCTGAAGAGGAAGCTGCTATGCAAGCAATGCAACAGCAGCAACAACAAGAAACGGTGCAGGCTGGTATTAAGTCACCAGCCTTGGCCAAACTGGCTGATGGATACGTCCAACAACAGCTTGCTGAAGGAGGAGCTATTGATGCCCCGCTAAACCGCCCTGAAGCACAACAGCAACCAGTCTGATCAAACCTTCTGGAGTTTCACATGGTCCGCAGTACACAAAGATCAAAGGCGCCTGAGCCGTCGCCCCCAGTGCCGTCCGTCAAGGTAAAGGGAGCAGACCTGCCAGCCCAGCAGGAAAGCCAACCAGCG